AGACATTGTAAAAACCGGGGAAAATGTCGCTTTCAGTTACTGAGCAAATCTGGACTTCTGCGATGACTGCGGTTACTTGAATGCGTGCTGGGTTGACGTTGTTCATTTTGTCTTTCCTTTCTGTTTGCTTGGTTGATGGATTGAGTATATGCACCCACTGCCTGCCCGTAAACCGCTTCCCGACGAACGGTACTTCTATTCCATCCCCTCCCCAATCGCTGCCGCTGCCATTATTGCCCCCGTTATCGAGCAAAACAGCCAGAATATCAACCCACCGATCATAGCACCAAGCGTCCAGGATATGACGACCGTTCGTCTGCTTGTGTGTATGGGTTGATATGGTCATTTTGTGACTGGCTGGTCAGGTTATGACATCCGCCAGCATCTAGCCCCTTTTTCTGTTTTTCTAAATGAAAATACTTTTCCGAATTTTTTAGAATGCCCGCTAGCTGCGTTTCTTGCATTTTGATATTTATCAGCAGAAACGAAAAAACTGTCACCAATATCCATATCCGGGAAAGGGTATTTCTTGCGACCGTTTTTTCCGTTGCCTTTTGGCATATCAAAGCCCTGTTCTATTTCGTACATGGTTTCATCTCCGCTGTGTTTTCAATACCACAATTGTACCTGCATGAAGACAAAAAGGCATGTTATTTTTTAATTAAAATAGGATCAATCTTGGCATCAAATTCCACCCCCAAAATATGGCACACTTTCATCCGCATTTAATGGGCTGGTACGCGGTACGGTTCCTAAAGGAACCTGTACCGTACCGTACCCGGCCCAAAATGCACTGCACCCGCCTGTACCCGCACCAATCTAAAAAAGGCTGCAACCGCTCTAGCTCGGTACTTTCAGCGGGTACAGTTAAAAGTGTACCCGCACTGCACCACCTGTACCAATCACCCATTTTTGCGAATCATCAAAATCGAGGTAATTTGAGGGCAAATAATGGCAAAACCGTGTCCCTTTTCTACCAGTATTTCGGCCTCAATTAGACGGTGAACAAGCCTCTTTTTTGACGGCGTTATGTACTGCTGTGCGCTGCTTTCTTTGATTCCCATTTGGTCAATAAGATAGGTTTTGAGTGCCGAGCGACTGACATAAGGATGACCGTCTGATACCTCCATACCGGATGACCACCAAGCTTTTTCTATAATCTGACGGTCTTCGCCGCCCTTAGCTGTTGCCGGTTTTGCTGGCGCATTAGCCTGGACCAATACCGCGCTGCTAACCGGGTCTCCATCCTCATCAAACCAATCATCAATAGCGACTGACTCAAGGCTGGCATACATTGGCGCGGCTATTTCTGCGTCCTTGCTCTTGCGCTGGATAATCTCCATAGGCGCGTCATCCTTGGACGGAACAATGCTTATCTCAATATCTAGCGCGCCACGCCATGCTGACGACCCACGCGCCCTGTGCTGTACCTCGTCACTGACGCCCGTGTGATGCACAAGAATAACCGTGCAGCCGAACTCATCCATCAGCATAGCGCAGGCGTCCAACATGCTCTTGGCGTCCTGTGCGCTGTTCTCGTCGCCCTTGAGAAATCGGTGAAGGGTATCCACCACAATGACGCCGGGCTTGCTCTTGAGCGCCCTTAGAGAAGTCACGACCCGCAAATACCCTTCCGGCGTGTTCAAGTCGCAACCAGCACGGCTAAGGTACATATCCAAAGGGCCGGAGGTGTTGTGCTGTTTCCATGCGGCTATTCGTGAGCGCAGGCCGTGATGACCTTCACCCGCAAGATAGACCACGGCGCAGGAGCGGGTTACATGGCCGAACCAATCGGGTTTTCCTGCGGCTATGCGCAGACACATATCGAGGACCATAAAGGTTTTTCCGCCGCCTGACGGGCCGTGGATCATCATTAGTGACTGCTTCTGACACCAATGCTTAACGTGCCACTGTATAGGCGCGGGCTGTTTGCAAAAGTCATCGGCGGCTATAAGCCAGTCATCGGCAGGAGGGTCCAGTAAACTGGCAAGGTCGCCGCCTGACAGATGAAAATCATTGGCGTCACCGGCTGATGGTGGCATTACTACCGCCGCTCCGTACTTTGCGCTAGCCTGGTCAGCGTAGGACTTGCCAAGCCCGCTTTCATCATTGTCCGCCACCACTATGATAGATATTGACGGCCCTAGTCGCTCGCGCCATTGGTGCGTGATTTCCGGCAGATTGCTGGCGCTGTATGCGACCGCCACAGGGCTTGCGGTTACTTCGTGTATGGTTGCTGCGGTAGCGAATCCCTCAGCTATATACAGCCGCTTAGCGCCGTCTGTATCGCCTATGATATTGCTGCATGCTTTTGTTAGCCCGCCCGGCTGATATTTCTTGCCGCCCTCGGCGTCGATGTATTGAAGGCTGGCTATTTCCCCGGCATCACTATAAAGAGGCAGCATCAGCCTACCGTCTGGCGTAACCCTGGCCCCATTCGGGCCTATCCCCTTGCGCGCCAGGTATGGATGATCGCCTGACGCGGCCATGCCGCCTCGCCATATTTCCTCAACCGCGTTGGCTGTTGCCGATTGCTTGAGCCTTTGCTCTGATGCTCGCGCCTCTCTTGCCTCGCGCTGCCGTCTTGTGGTTTCCATCTGTTCGGCTGCGGATAGTTCGCGGCCCATGTCCGACCGAAAGTTAACCTGCACACCGTCGCGCCAGCATCCAAAAGCACCGCTTGGTACGCCTTCAGGGTAAACCACATACCAGCCCGCATCATCGCCCTTTTTGCCGTGGCTGCTAAACCTGTGAACTTTGCCATCAAGGATCACCCTGTCAGGTGGCTCCAGCCCTGACGCCTTGATAGCGTCGATCAGTTGCATCTCTGGCGGGTCTGTCAATACTGCCCGCTTTTCTGGTGGCGTAAATGCGCCGCCTAGGATATTGGTGATGTCTGTCACTTGGCATGCTCCGCTAGATAATCAGATAGCTTCTTTATGGTCGCATAGGATATGGCAGATTCGTCTATACCTCCCTTTGCCACCCTGCGAACAGTGTCATAGCTTAACCCAGTTGAGCGGGCAACCGCGCTAAGGTTTCTATCTTCCATGGCGGCGGATATGTCGTCAGGTGTCATCATTGGGTGTTGATCCTCATTTTTTCAGGTGTTGGGCTTTACATAATACATATTCAGCGCTAGTATGTAAATCGAAGCAGCAAACCGCAAACCGCGAACCGCTGCAAAAAAGAGGACGGCCAATCATGGCTATCAATCTAAAAAGCACCGCAGACGTGCATACGTCAGGCGTCAAGATTCTGGTGTATGGGTCGGCAGGTTCCGGCAAAACCAGCCTTATTCCTACCCTTCCAAACCCTATTGTATTGTCGGCAGAAGGCGGTCTTCTGGCAATTTCAGACGCAGGCCTTCCATACATTGAAATTAAAAGCATTGACGATCTAATGGAAGCTTATCAATGGCTGACAGAAGACGAGCAGGGCATGGCATTTGAAAGCATTGCGCTTGATAGCATCAGCGAGATTGCCGAGGTTGTTCTGAATCATGAGAAGAAGGTCGCTAAAGACCCACGCCAAGCATACGGAGCAATGCAAGAAAAGGTTGCCGACATTATCCGGGCATTCCGCGACATTCCTGGCCGCAACGTCTACTTCAGTGCCAAGCTAGAAAAGCAGTCGGATGAAATGGGCCGCATTCTTTATAGCCCATCAATGCCGGGCAACAAGTCAGGTCAGTCTCTCCCTTACTTTTTTGACCTGATGCTGGCGCTGCGAGTTGAGCGGGATGCAGAGGGCAAAACAATGCGTATGCTGATGTGCGATACCGATGGAATATGGCAGGCAAAAGACCGAAGCGGAAAGCTTGACGCATGGGAAGAACCTGACCTTGGCCAAATCATAAGCAAGATTAGTTCCAAGTCATGAGCATCTATGATCTGTGGCTGATAGCCAAAGAAAACGAGCGGGCCGCTGTAGAAGAGCGCCGCATCCTGGAAGACCAACTAACAAAGGATCTGATGATAAGCGAAACACAGGAAGGCAGCAATTCGTATGACATTGACGGCTTCCGCATCAAAGTAACCTGCCGGATGAATCGCACTATCGACAGTGAAATGCTCCAAGAAGTTGCCGCAGAAGAGGGGCTTTCAGAGCATTTGCCCGACCTTTTCAGATGGAAGCCTGAAATTAACATGAAGGCATGGAAGGCAGCAGATGCAAGTATCACCGGCCCGCTTTTGCAGGCCGTTACAACCAAGCCCGGACGTCCGAGCTATTCAATTGAATCAATTCAGGAGTAATACAACATGGCTACATTAGGCTTCGCGGTAAACGTAAATGACCTGCCCGCACCCAGCAATAACTTTGAGCCGCTGCCCGCAGGATGGTACACGGTGACAGTTACCGGCGCAGAAATGAAAACCACCAAGGCGGGCACTGGTCAATATATTTCTGTCGCCTATAGCGTTGTCGGACCGACTCACCAGGGCCGGATGGTTTTTGGCAATCTTAACATTCAGAACCCGAACCCAAAAGCCGAAGAGATTGGGCGCCAGCAACTTGGCGAGCTTATGCGCGCTATTGGACTGACCCAGGTTACTGACACCGATCAGCTTATCGGCGGTACGCTGACTATTAAGCTGGCTGTCACCAAATCAGAGCAGTACGGCGACGGCAACGATGTTAAGGGCTACAAAGCCGTGGCAGGCGGCGCGCCTCCTATGCCTGCCGCTAGCACTACTGCGCCAGCATCTGCACCCGCAGCAGGCTCTGCGCCACCTTGGGCCAAGAAGTAAATAAAGGGGGCGGCTACGGTCGCCCTGTCTTTGATCAGGAGGCGAAATGACAACAATACCAGAAGCAAAAAACAGCACAGTAGCGGCGATTAACCAGTTACATGAGGACAGGCCAGACGGCACTCGTGCGCACCTTGGCGCATCACTACTAGGTCATCCATGTCACAGGTATCTGTGGCTATCGTTTCGATGGGTAGCGCGGGAGAAGTTTAGCGGCAGAATGCTGCGATTATTCCGGCGCGGTCAGAATGAGGAGGCTATTGTGGTTGATGACCTTCGCGGCATTGGTTGCGTAGTCGATGCAGAAGAGGACGGGAAGCAGTACCGCGTAGACTTTGGCAATCACGTTAGCGGGAGTATGGATGGCATCGTGCAATCTGGCTTGCCAGAGGCAGAGAAAAGCCCGCATGTGCTTGAGATAAAAACTCATAGCCTGAAGTCATTCAAGGACGTATCGACCAAAGGCGTGCAAGCCTCAAAGCCGCAGCATTATGCCCAGATGCAGGTTTATATGCTGGGCACAGGCATTCACCGGGCCTTGTATTTTGCCGTGTGCAAAAACGATGACGCGCTGCACGTCGAGCGCATAAAGTTTGATAAAGAGGCGGCGCAAGCATACGTTGATCGCGGCCACTGGATTGTATCAAGCGACCGGATGCCAGAGCCAATAAGCGCAGACGGTAGCTGGTATCAGTGCAAATTCTGCTCAGGGCATGACCTGTGCCACGGCTCAAAAACAATTAAGGCGCAAGACGTTAGCTGCCGGACTTGCGCGCATTCAACAGCAGAGAAAGATGGTACATGGTCGTGCGCAAGATGGGGGGTAGAAATACCCAGCCGCGAAGCCCAAGTTGATGGGTGTGATGATCATGTAATTCATCCGGATCTAGTGCCGTGGCAGATGAAGACTAGCGATGACGGGTTAACCGCTACCTACACCATTGAAGGCAAGCCGGTCAAGAATGGTGTCGGCGGCATGCTTAGCACTGACATACTGAAAAGCCCAGGCATTGCGTCTGATATATCGCCAATAATAGAGCGCTTTGATGCCAAGCTGATCGGGGTGACGCATGTTACGTGAATATCAACAGCGCAGCATAACAGACCTTTATAACTGGTTTGGCAAAAACGAAGACGGCAATCCTTGCCTAGTCCTGCCAACTGGCAGCGGTAAAAGCTGGATCGTCGCTGCGCTGTGCCGTGACGCTTTGCAGCAATGGCCAGAAACAAGGGTTTTGATGCTCACCCATCAAAAAGAATTGATAGCGCAGAATGCTGAAAAAATGCGCCTTGTATGGCCCAATGCGCCGCTTGGCATTTATTCGGCAAGCCTTCGCCGCAAGGATGCAGGCGAGCCAATCACGTTTGCCGGTATTCAGTCGGTGCGCGGTAAGTCAGACATTCTGGGCCATACGGATCTGGTTATTATTGATGAGTGCCACTTGCTAAACAACGAGCAGGCGGGAGGATATAGGACGCTCATAAGCGAGTTGCTAAAAATTAATCCAGCCCTTCGCGTGATTGGCCTGACTGCTACCCCGTACCGGCTAGGACAGGGCATGTTAACAGAGGGCGATGACGCGCTATTTAGTAGCCTGGTTGAGCCGGTCAGCATCGAGGAGCTATTAGCTAAAGGGTTTTTGGCCCCGCTTAGGTCAAAGCGAACAGAAACGCGCTTCGACACTAGCGCCGTCCATAAGCGCGCTGGCGACTTTGTAGAGTCAGAGCTGGCCGCTGTTATAGATACCGAGATGGGCAACCGTGACGCCGTACAGGAGATTGTCAGAAGGGCTGAATCTCGCCGGTCATGGCTGGTATTTTGCTCAGGCGTAGAGCATGCCGAGCATATCTGCGATGAGCTTAATTCACAGGGCGTTATATCTGAATGCGTCACAGGAAAGACAAAAAAGTCAGAGCGCGAGCGCATTCTCAAGGAATTCAAGGAAGGCAAAATAAAGGCAGTTACGAACGCCAACATCCTGACCACGGGCTTTGATGCGCCTGACACTGACCTGGTTGCCATGCTTCGTCCCACAATGTCGCCTGCGCTTTATGTGCAAATGGCAGGGCGCGGGCTTCGGCCCAAGTCGCATACTGACCACTGCCTAATATTAGACTTTGCTGAGAATGTTCAAAGACACGGACCGATAACCAACGTCAGACCTCCCAGAAAGGGAGGAAAGGGAGGCGAAGCGCCGGTAAAGGACTGCCCTGAATGCTTTGAAATTGTGCACCTATCGGCAAAAGTTTGCCCCGGATGCGGTCATTTGTTTGAGTCGGAAAAAGATGAGCAGAAATGGCGTCTAGCTAATGACGACATTATGGGCCTGACCGGAACAAAAATAGGCGTAAGCAAATGGAAGTGGGCGCGCCATGTAAGCAAAGGCAGCGGAAAGGAAATGATAAAGGTGACTTATTACGGCGCGCTTTCAGACAAACCGATAACTGAATACCTGACGATACTGCATGAAGGGTTTGCCGGTAACAGGGCAATGCAAACATTATCAACGATTGCTACCTGCTCAGGCGCAAGCATACACGATGACCTTGACGCGCTATGCGAATCCCTTAATACTTCGGCCCATCCGGTGATGCTTGAATACCGCATGGATGGTAAATTTCCAACAATCTTGCAAAGGAGCTGGACAGATGAGCATAACAGAACCGCCTGAATTGATAGCCTGGCGCAAAAGCTATAGCGCGCCTATGCCAAAATGCTGCCATACCTGTTATCACCTTACTGATGCAGGATCGTGCCGAGCATATTTAATGGTGCCGCCTGATGAATTCAAGGTTGTCTTCGATCAATGCGAAAAGTGGGAGGAAGCATGCCCATTCTAAAAGATAATAACGCTGCGCCTGCGCATGTTCCAAGCGAGCATATTGAGCAGGCTGAATTTGTATCATGGTTCCGAAAAAGCTTTGCCGGCGTGCGTATATTTGCCATACCTAACGGCGGTCATAGAGGCCAAAGAGAGGCTACCAGGCTAAAGGTAGAAGGCGTTTCCGCTGGCGTGCCTGACCTTTACATACCCGAATGGCGGCTATGGGTTGAGATGAAGCGAACAAAAGGAAGCACCACGTCAAAAGAGCAAAAGGATTGGCACGCTTATCTGATTAGTATTGGCGACTATGTTGTGATTCCAAAGGGCTGCAAGCAGGCTATTGCTATGGTTGAGACATTCCGACGAACGGTAAACACAAGCCCGCGATAATGTGCATAATGGGCG